CCAATAAAGCCCAATTTAATGGATCAATATCTGGACTAGTAGTTCCTGATGTTGCTGTTATACAAAAGTAAGATGCACCTGCATAACCAACTGCATCATCTACATTATATGAATTTCCAGAAACCCATGCACCTTGCCAATTTAGTCCAGCAGGTCCTACTGGCCCAGGTACACCTGGTATTCCTTGAGCACCTGTTGGCCCCACTGGTCCAAGAGGTCCTTGAGCACCAGTGGCTCCAGTTAAACCAATTGGTCCTTGTATACCTTGAGGTCCAACAGCACCTTGTATACCTTGTGGACCCTGAATCCCTTGAGGACCTTGTGCACCTTGAGATGCTAACAATGCCCAGTTTGCAGGAGCTAAGTTTGGAGGAGTTGTTCCTGATGTTGGAGCAATACAGTACCATGAAGCACCATTGTAACCAACTGAATCATTTATTGAATAAGATGTACCAGATACCCATGTACCTTCCCATACTAAACCGGCAGGTCCTACAGGTCCTGGATTTCCTTGGATACCTTGTACTCCAGGAATCCCTTGTATACCAGGAGTTCCAGCAGCTCCCTGATTTCCTTGAGGTCCAGCAACCCCCTGTGGTCCCGCAGGTCCTTGTGGTCCAGCTGGTCCTACAGTTCCTGGTGCTAATTGATTAGCAAAGTCTTGTACAGTAATTGCACCTGCTATATAAGAGTCACCTCTTTTATTGTCCTTAATTCCTATTGGTAACAATGTCTTAGTAGCATTTACACTTGTTACTACTCTTTTACCTTTAATCCAAGAAATGAAATTTAAAATATCCATGATAATTAGTTTTATAAATATACTATAATATACAAAAAATTTTTGAATAAAAAAAATCCTCAGAAAAATTTCTAAGGATCTTTTTATTTGATCGGAGTCTGCAAGTTAAAACATTAAGCCCATGAAGAATGCAATAAAGAGCATTACAGTCAAGGTTAAATTAGCATATTTCTTTCCCTCTGGGTCTTCTTCCCAGACATTATGTATCTTATTATATAAGGGTTTACTCATAGCATTGTTTACTAAGAATAAAAAGCCTAGGACTAATACACCAAATATAAACAGGATTCCTTTCAGTATCATAGTGAGTCAATTCTTTTTTGTAAATATACTAAAGCTTTTTGTAAATCTTCCTTTTCAGTAGATTTATTTTTTTTACCAGCTCTAGCAACATACTTAATTACATTACCTAGATAGAAGTCTTTATCCAATCCCCATGCTTCTAATACTTGAAACACTTCATAAGTATTATCCTTACCACCATAGTAATCTGGTCTTGGTGGTTCACCCAGGTTTACAACTCTTTTCTGCCAGTCTATTTCTTCTGCTGTAGGACAAGATGGTCTAACTAGATCACGTTCCTTTCCATAAACATCGTTCACAATTTCTCTATAAGGAGAGCCTGTGTCATAAAGTTTTCCTTTCATAATTACCATACTATAACTACATCACCTTCATTAAGAACAAGCTTGATTTGCCCGTCTATTTCTATTCTTTCAACAGTCTCCATGTTTAGAGCTGAGGTTCTTACATATACTTCATCCCCTACCTCTACTTCTTCTACTTTATCTCCTATGGCATAAACAGTAAGTCTACTCCATAGTTTAGCAGCTTCTTGCATCATTGCCTCTTCATCTTTTGCAGACAACTCAAGTGCTGACTTTTTTCTTTCAGGTACACTTAGTAGAATAGCTCTACCTCTTAGTTTTTTAAATGGTTTCATATTGTTGGTTTTAAAAATTTATGCATCATACTTTTGACTAGCCGTACTAGTCTGTATTTTTTCTATTTCAGGAGGATCTTGAGAAAGAAGGGTAAACTTAATCTTTTCTAAAATACCAATGATATGTGGATTACCATAAGCACCCTCATTAACTCTTACCTCTAATCCATCATTTGTTTCCGTAATAGAAATAATTATTGTGTCTTTTTCCATGTGACAAATATATAAATTTTTTTTGTTTAAACTAAAAACCCCGGAAAATTTCCAGGGTCCTTAGCAAATAATAATCAAAACAGAACTTAATCGAAAAGTAATACAAATATAAAACTATTTTCCAATACTTGGATCTATTCCTGTAATTTTTCTTTTAAATGTCAAATTATTTTTGGCTCTTATATCTTTATGAGTAAACTGCCAGAACTCTCCAGTCTCATTAATAATCACTGTATATATAGTATCTGTCTCATGCCCGTAGTCTGTTACTAACCAAATTATCCCCGGTCCTTTTGGTGTGTTAACTTCCAATCTGTTGGTTGGTTCAAAGATCATATTTTATAATTTTAATTTTTTCATCTCTTTCTACAAGCTTCTTATATAACTCTAAATCTCTGGACCATTCTTTACCAGTCCAAAATTCAAACCCCCTGAAGTTACTTTTGTATAAACAACATAACTCATACCCACCTAACAGATATACATACTCACAACCTAAGACTTTTGCAGTCTCACATTCTACCATCTGTGCTACTGTCCCCAGGGAAAGTTTAGGATCTACATAATCCCAGATAAACTGATATGCCACAAACTCAGTATCAAACTGTCTATACAAACTAATACCTACTAATGAATCTGTGTGATATTCAATAACAGAACAATCCTTAAAAGACTCTAGTTTTATATCTCTTGCAAACCCGTGGTATTTACAGTACTTATCATACAGTTCTGTATACTGCTCTAGAGAAGTATCAATACTTCCTTGTTTAACAGTAATTCTTTTAGATAACTTCTTAGTAGTCTTGGACGGTGAGTACTTAGATAGATCAATTCGAGTACTTCTTTCATTATACCACTTATCCTCCCAGGGAATCCATCCTTGGTGTAATGCATCTCTGGTAGACTCATCAGGACCTAATATACCATAGGCACAATTAACAATAACCTCCAGGTCACTTACCTTACCAAACCCAGTAACATGATCAAAGTAAACTTTCATAAAGTAAAGATATAAAAAAACCCAGACAGTAATTCTTGATCAGAGAAACTTATCTGGGCCGGATACTAGTTATACAAACCTAGGTACCTTTAGTCTGCTTTCCTAGTATCCAAAAAGTCCAGAGCTGGGACACAGATCTTACGGTATGTGTTCTGGAACTTGGCCTATGGTTATCTCACCACAGGGGGGAAAAGACTCACTCTAAGCGGGCAGTTCTGATGGGATGCCGAATGAGTTATACCACAAAGATATATAAAAAACAAAACCCTGGTACATTACTACCAGGGTCTGTCTGAGTAAATAAACTTCTTATGCAAGAAACTTCTACAAATATAAAAATTTTTTTTGAAATTGCAAATGTAGTATATAAGAGAATGTGGTGGCCCCCCACTGCAATGGTCCCCGGCCCACCCACAGCTGGGGGTACCCCCCATCTTTCCTGGCAGAACCATTTCATATCTGCCAAACAAAAACTTTTTTCTTCCTCCAGGAAAAAACTTTCTGTCTGTCAGACAGGTGCTAACCCATCAACTGCATACTAAATTAAATAAATTTATTATGAAACAACTACCAACAACATCTGCTCTAGTGAACATCTATTCTTGCAAGTCTCATGATTTTCTGTATGTTATAAAGAAAACCAATACTGAGACTTGGTTGCCTCGGCTGTCTAAAGCCACAGTAAAAGATCTCATACCTTCTGATGGAATGTATGAAATCATTTACAGGCTTTATAAGAACAAAGCTGGATATGAATCCATCTATGTTCAAACAGCCAAAAAGATCCAGACCTCTTAGGAGGTCTTACTCTTTTCTTTTTCCCTCTTCTTGCTAACCCATAAATTAACTTAAATTAAAATTTAGACATTATGGCCAATTATGTAAACATTGAAGGAAATCAGGTTATAGATCTTACACCTGATTATAACAGACCACTAGCATTAGTGGATTTAGCAGTTCTTGATAAGTTAACAGCAATGTTGCCGAAAGAAAGTTTCAGCAACATTAGACACAACTTCAGAGAACGTATTATGAACACTGACAACTTGGAACAATTAGTTCAAGCTTCAGAGGACTTCATAGCATTCCATAGATCAGTAAATCTCATTAGAGAAGTATTGAGCATGGATGTGAATCAAGACCAAGAAGAAGAACAAGTAAGAGTTGTTGGCAGAATTGATCTGGATGATATTGACACATGTGGTCGGAATCATACAGAATATTAACTAACAAGAAGGAGTATTAGACATTGTCTAATACTTTTTCATTTTTCCCTCTATTTGGCTAACCCATAACTAGCCTTAAAAATAATTATGAAAGTATTTAATAGACCTGCAGAAATGCATAAAAGATTCTGGGCAGATTACTGCCGTAAACAAAGATTTGCAGTTATTACATCATATCTTAGTAATAATGCAGAACAAGAATTGCAGACATTAATTGGGCAAAAGCAAGCTGAGTATTATGAACAAATTATGAGTCAAAATATTAAGCTTCTGCAAACACAGATATCATACAAAAAGAGAGATCTTGCAGAAATGGAAGAACAACTTGCAAAGTATGATAAGTATGCAAAACAGTTAAAAGAACTTTATTAAAGTTCTTTTTTCTTTTTCCCTCTTGGGGCTAACCCTTAACTTATCTAAAATAATTTATTCATTAATTAAAAACTTAAACATTATGAACAGTTTAAAAGCAGTTTATGTAGGAAACTACATTAGAAAAGAAGGAGAGCAAAAAGGAAAAACTTTCCACATTTACACCATCAAAGGTGCAGTAGAGGATATTAAACAGTATGTGAATTCACCGCAGTTTAAGAAATATCCACGGAAGTCTGCAACAGGTGAACCTCAAATGCATACAATGTATATGGATGCATTTAGAGATGAATTGCCATTATATCTTAAGCAAGATGGAAACTTCACATTGGATCAATCTGAAACAAGGAAGGATGTTGCAAGATTAGAATTGCTAGAACAAACTAGTAGTATTTTGGCAACTGCATTTGCAAATAGACTTGCAGATAAAGTATTTGGTGCAGGTAAAGTATCTGCAAAATCAGTATCTGCATTTACTGATCCTGTTGCAAATGGGGATGATGCTGCATTAAATGAAGATTTGTAAGCAGTATTAGATGAATGAGTAGGACATTGTCCTACTCTTCATTTTTTTAGTAATTAGTATTCCCTCTTTTTTGCTAACCCTTCACTTGAATTGGGAAATAATGCCAATGCATTATTTCTGATTTTTTTAGTAATTAGTAATTGAGTATAGCATTAGTATTATATACTCAATACTCAATAACATTTACTAGAAAGATAGTATTATATATTTATTATACAATGTGTGCATACTCAACACAGGAACTACTAGCACAGATTCTACAAATGTGTGCACGGAAAACTGTAAATATAAGTGAGAATGTATGATTGAGTA